ACGCAATAGAAGAGGCGATCAAGGCATGGCGCGGATCGCCCAAAAGACCCGCTGAAGAGCAACAAAAACCATGGGAACTCAGGCAAGTATTCCAGAAAATGGTGCTTGAGATTGCATGGGAGAAAGAAATTTAGCGATTGTAGCACCAATGAGGATCGGGTTCGACACCTGATTGCAAGTTATCGCTTGCCCAATCAAGTAATTCGTGTCTTTCCCAGATGCCATGTGTCCAACCTGAATCTTTGCTGTCTAGGTGTGGGACATACTCAGGAATTACATTGTCAAGAACTTTCTCAAGGTAGCCACCACGGCTTTCAAGTTCTTGTCTGATGGCTTTAACGGTTCTGAATTTCATAAGACATGAAGCAGTGAAAATGTATCGCTCGATACAGATCTAGCGATGTTTTTGGTTGGTGTCAATGGTCATCTTGCGAGGGATGACGACCTGTTGCGGAATACTAAGACAAAGAGTGGCAAAACATGGCATCTCCTTTGTTACCGTATGAAAACGCAAGGGTTTTGGTGCCAAATCAGGGCGCTGTGAGCCTTGTTGGCGGTCGCTGGGTAGAAGCTCCTGGTAATTATTACCTAGTTAAATGTTTTCTTAAGCGTTCACAATATTCTGGGGTGTCTTCCGGCTCAAAACTGGTTCCTATTCCGTCTCAACTTGATGGAGAAATGCTGCCTGGAGCCAGCGGCGATCAGTTTTATTACAGAGGGTATGCTCTTGAATGGGTAGAAGTGCCTAGTAACTGGGACTTAGAAACGTCAGATGAGTCCGCACTGGTGTTCCAACAGGTTGTAACGCAGTACACATGGCTTTCTACGGGCACTGAGTGCCAGCTTAGGGTGGGTCAAGACCCAATCATGCCTGCAGCTAAAATTCAACGCTCTAGCGGCGTTTTCGGGGGGCAGGGTATTGACGAAATTATTTACCAGCAAATTGGCGGGGTTGAGCTTCAATTAACTGGCAGTGAACTGCAAAATTAAGAAACAATGAAAGACGTACTCAATTTCAGTCATACTTTGATGATTGAAATGCCGGACATAGAAGCTAAAGTTGAAGGCTCTAAGGCTAGAAGAGCTGCTGAAGCGGCTGTAAAAGATGGCCTAGTAAGGGGGATTGGCTATATTCAAATAGATCTAAAAGTCGCGTTAGACAAATCAATGAATATGCCTCAATGGACTTGGCCGAGAGGAGGAAACAGAGATATTATTGATACAGGTACACTTAGAAACTCATTGAAAATGGCCTATAAAGTTAGTGGCACAAGTGCAACGATAAAAGGCAGTTATAACACTCCTTATGCTGCTTTCGTACATTACGGTGGCGTTATGAAGCCTTATGGCAACCAATATGCTAATGATGTTATTATTCCAGCTAGGCCATGGGTGAGAGGTGTTCTTACAGGAACTTATGGACAAAGTAAGATTGACATAAAGACACCAATGGCAGAAGCGATGCGTGAAGCCTGGCAAGCCTAAACTGGTTAGGTATCCTAGCCAAGCTTTTCACGCAACATGGCACCCAAGAAGAAGGTTTTACCATTTGTCGTACAGCCTCGTTATAAACCCATTGTTGAAAAAATTGGCACGGAAGAAAGTGGAATTATTGAAATTCAACGCCGTGGATACTTGACTGTGGCAGAGAAGGCCATGGTGCAGGGGGGTGTTGGAGATGATGAGGTAATGCGAAACCTAGTAGGACTGGCTGCCAAGATTCAACGAAAAGTTGGCAAATCGCAACAGGAAGTTATTGGCGATCTTACTAAAGAGCCAAGACCTGATTATCTTCAACCTTGGGAAGAAGAAATTGCAGCAATTCTGGTACAAATGCTAGCGTTCCAAGAACGCACTGCGATTGTTCAAGCCACCGCAATGTGCGTTAGCCGTATCGATGCTGAGTGGACTGTAGAGGAAACTATGGAATTGCATCCAGAGATACTTAATGGCCTCGTGTCGCTCTATGCAGAAGAAGAACGGCGTTCAGTAGCAGCTCTTGAAGATGCAGCTACAGTAAACCAGGAAGAAGTTGAGGGAAAATCGTAAGCCAGGACGAAGGAATTGATTTTGAGTCTTATTTTTGGATTTTAAAGTCAACTTTTCCTGGCGATACTGATTTTTGTGTTTCAAATTATTCTAGCCTTCCTTATCCCTATGTCGTGAACGCGGTTAAGAATGGTCTTAAGGAATACAGGCAAAAATTACACGATTATGAAAGACCCATAGCTTTGATGTCATCAATTTACGTCAATTCACAAAAAGATCCCAAGAAAAGAGACAAGCCTAATACTTATCTTGATTTTAGTTTTTATCGGCCACTGCAAGATGGCGATGCACCGTCTGGCTACAACGGTTCGGCATACATGGAGCTAATTCGCCGCAAGCAGCTACCTTATTGGGCTTTATTTTGCTACAAAAGCTTGTCAGCTAGTGCTGTGGAGGGCTACGTTCCCGATAACGTAGCTTTACTCGCTGAAGATGCCATACTGTTGCATCCGAAGAGAACCGGCTCTAATTATAAGGGCTTGTTGATTGCGTTGGAATCAGCAAGTGACCAAATGCGGGTTTTTCGTACAACAGAAGGAAGCGAAATTGCCTTACGAGTGCCTTACATTGACACAAAGGTGGTGGCTAGGGAGGGTGAATTCCTTACCCCGTAGGCCATTCACCCATAATTTGATTGATGTAATCATCAACGATGCGGCCGTCTTCTTCTGAGTAAGTGCCAAAGCCCTGTATGCCGCCATTTAGCCATTGTTTAATACGCCATTCGGCGGCAATGCTGTAGAAAGGTTGCATGCGATACCAAGCAGCCCATTCTTGACTGGACTTGTCTTGATTGCATTCTCGGCAGGCAGGAATACAGTTACTCGTCTTGTCTTCGCCTCCATTTGATTTAGGGCGAACATGGTCAACTGTGAGGCTGTGGTCGTCGATTGGCGGCTTGCCGCAATAGGCACAACGATTATTCCAGGCATCTTTTATTGATTGACGCCATTGGCGGCGAGCTTCGCCGCGAGTTAAGGCAGACATATTGTGTAAGTAATCCGAAACCCTCTCGTACACGGGGAGGAAATCCTGAAAAGAATGCATTTCAGATTGTTATCAAGACATCACCACAGAAAGTGTATGTATTCTTCAGCATTTAAGCCTCCGTGGTTGTCTTGACTTAAGTTTACCTAGTAAGGAAAACTAAAACAGTTAATTTAAGCCTGTGGCACAAACTTTTCCTACAACTGCTCAGGCAATTTATGATGTTTTAGCGGGTGACGCTGTATTTACAAACCTTTTGGGTACATACGAATTTAAAGCAGGGCAACAGACAACAGCAATTTCAATCGTTTCTGCTGGCGAAGATTTGCCAGCACTGCGCAACGTAAGTGGCGTTGAATGTGTTATTCAAGATGCTGGTAATTTTATTAGCAATGAATATGTAACAGGAGATGCTCCAAGACTTACTATCGAATGGAGTGTTTTCTTAGTTGCTTGGGAGCCAGCCAAGGGATCCAATTTACAAGTAGCGGCTGAGCAGGCTTGCAGTAATTTCTACGGTTCACAGGCTGTTCAAACAGTTGCAACAGCTGATGGCCTTGGATCTTTAGTGCAAACCAAGCTAATCATACGTTCTGACATGCCAATTGTAGCGCCTTAATTGATCGAATTTGGAAATATAAATTAGACGGGCCGTGAAGGTCCGAAGCACCTTCGTGCGGGTTTTCCCGTTCTAATTATGGCAAATTATTCAGCCGCATTCGGCTACGATTTTTACATCGTACCCGTCCGCAACTCTTTGATTAGCGACTTTTCCGTCGCTCCTACTGTTGACACGGCAACTCCTGTCGATCCTGCTCACACTGTTTCGTACAGCAACGGTGTTTTTACCGTCAACTCTGTGCCTTTCGCGATGGATGGCACTGATGACGCAGTTCGCTTGACCGGCTTGACTGCTGCTTCTTTGGAGACGGATACCGGCTCTGAAGACATCTATACCTACGATGACGAAACTGACGGCTTTAATCAAGCAGTTGCTACCACCAAGAGCTTTGAAATTTCTCTTTCTGGTCTCGCTGACTTCAGCGATGCAGGCTACAAAATCTTGCGCCTAACTGAGCGAAACACAGTGGCCGATGGCTTGCGCGTTGCCTTTAAGCGTGTTGGGCCTACTGGCACTACTGAGGAAATTGTTGGTTATGGCACGCTGATGAGCTACACCGAGTCCAACGAAGTCACGAGCATCGTATCCTGGGAATGCACCCTATCTGGTTACGGTCCCTATAGCCTGACTCTGCAGGCTTAGCTGACTGGAGGTATCGCCTCCGTCGACACCTTGAACACAACCTCAGCCTTTGCGCTTTCTGGTTCTGGTCTTGCGGTCGACATCGCTGGGGGAGGCGGTACTGCTGCAGACGCCACCGTCGATACCGACGGTTCTGGCAACGTTACAGCAGTCACCATCACCACCCCTGGTTCTGGATACGCCATCGGAAACATCATCACGATCAGCGAAACCGCTGGCTCTGGTGTTGCTACCGCCCGTGTCGCATCCATTACTTAAAGTCCGTAACCGCGATACTTACGGCAAAACTAAATGCAATAGCCAAGAGCCCTTCCAGGGGCTCTTTTTTTACGGAAGTCTATAGGCAGCTTATGTGCCGCGATGTCTGAGCAGCTATCTTTCGACCTAACAGCTAATACAAAGCCGTTGGTCGATTCGACTGCGCAAGGCTTTAAGACGGTAGAGGAGCAGGTCAGAAACCTAAAATCAGGTATTGATAAAACATTTGCAAAGCCGATCCAGATGAGGATGGATCTGGATGCAGCGCAAGCTATTGCAGATCTAGAAAAATTAGAGCAGGCGAAAGCAAAGGTTGCCCTACAAGACAAGAAAACTGAAAGATCAATAGCTCTGCAGAAAAGATTTGGAAAAAGCGTCAAAGTATCTGCCCAGCAGCTGCTGAAATCGCGTGATGCGATGGAAAAGTTGTCGCAGTCAACAGCAAAAGGCAGCAAACAAGCTAAGCTACTTGCTAACAAGATTAAGGATATAAACGCGAGATTAGCCAGGATGAAGGCAATAGATGCTACTGGCAAATTAAACACTGGGCTTCAAGGCCTTGTAGGTAAGTTCACTTTGGCGGGAACTGCTGCAAACCTGCTGACAACAGCGATCATGAGGATCGCACAAGCTCCATTCGCGTTTGGGGCAATGGCTGTAGAGATGGAGCAATTGCAACTAGGCTTACAGGCTTTTACAGGAAGCGTAGGCAATGCAGAAATAGCCTTTAGCAGATTCACAGAAATTGCGGCTAAAACCCCATTCAACTTGGAACAAGTCGCTAATGCTGGTAAAACAATGATGGCCTTTGGCATGGATGTCGAGTCCTCGATTGTTGCTACCGAGCGGCTTGGTGTCGTCGCTGGCGCAACTGGTGGAGACTTGAATTCGATGGCAAGAAACTTGGGTCAGATCAGCGCTCAAGGCCAGGCTTATACTCGTGACTTGACACAATTCGCCATCCAGGGCATTCCTATCTGGGGCGAGATGTCTAAGATTACAGGAAAAACAGTTTCCGAGCTAAAGAAGATGGCCTCTGAAGGTCAAATCAGCTTTGGATTGGTTGCGCAGGCAATTGCAAACATGACTGCTGAGGGTACAAATTTCTCCTATGTAGCCAAAGAAATGGAGAATACCTTTGTAGGTAAAATGCGTCAAATCGAAAGTGCTGTTCAGAAAATGAGTTTATCATTTATTCAAGCTATTAATAACTTAGACAGTGCATTAGGAGGCAGCATCAAAGGCTCTTTTGACAATCTAAAAAATGCGATTGATGGAGTAGCTGCAAATATGGACACTATTATAGCTGCGATTGGTGGCTTGGCTGCAGCCGCTGGTGTTTATGGGGCTGTGCAAGCAACGGTATTTATTATCGGATTAGGGAAAAAAGTTGTATTGGCAGTAGCGGCTGCGATTGGAGCATTTAAACTGCTTGTAGCGACATATGGTGGCTTGGTTGCGGTAATGTTAATCGTTGTCAAGGTAAAAACAGTATTAATGAGTTTACTTAATCCTGCAGGAATCCTCTTAGCTTTTGCTGCTGTCGCTACAGGTGTAGCAGTTTACAATAACTTAAAAAATAGCATGAAAGAAGCCGCGCAAGCTGCAAAAGAGAAAGGCAATATTGTGGAGGAATCAATGAATCAGAGCAAGGCAGCATCAGCTTCGCTTGGTATGACTTATGATGAACTGAGAGAAAAAACTAAAGGAACAGCAGAAACTGCCATCACTCAACTTCAAGCGCATGAAGACGAATTAGTAGCAGTGCAGCAGCAGGTTGCTGGTCTTAAGGAAAAGTATGCAGGATTGAAGGAAGAATTAGAGAAGGCGTTTGAAGTGCGTAAGGATAGTCTTCAGGCTGCAATTAATGATACTAAAGGCGTGATCCAGAACCTTGAGGAGCAGAGGAAAGCTCTTGACAGACTTTCTCCTGCTGAGCAAAAGCTTAAAGATCTTAGAAAAGAGGAACTAGAATATACAGCTAGAACAGGGAGAGAAATGCGAGCCCAGCTCAGTCCAAGGGCTCAGGCCAAGCTCGAAGCGCAGGCTGCACTTGATGCGATGACTAGGCAGGAAAAACAAGCAAGACTTCAGGTGCAAATTGAGAAGGAGAAAAAGCAGCTAGCTAAAGATGAGGCTGAAATGCGAAGGTTGACTAAAGAACACCAGAAGGAGATTAAACAATTAGCAGTAGAGCAAAAAGAAGAAGCTAAGACGCTTAACGGTATCGTAAGTGGGCTACAGACTACCATACAAGATCTTGGAGAAATTATTAAAAATGCTATGAAAGACGGGTTTTCAAAAAGCTCTGAAGAAGCTGGAAAAATCGGACCCAAGACTAGAGGTGCTATCTTGCCTACTGCTGCGCTAGCAAAGCAGTCGGAAAGACTTGCAAATGGCTTCAATGCTGCCAATGTAGAGCTTGACAGGATGGCTGTGAAAATCAGGAATATGCCGAAGCTCCCAAATGCGCCTGCAAATGCGTTTGCGGGTGGTCCTGTTTCCGCTGGTGAAACTCGTACTGTTAATGAACTTGGCAAGGAAGCATTCCTGTCCGCAAGTGGCAAGCTCAGCATGATTAAAGCTCCTGCCTGGGGCGAGTGGACAGCACCATCAAAAGGTACGATCATTCCCGCACATTTGACCAAGCAGCTTGAGGTTCCGGCTGGTGGGATCAATCTAAACAGCAGCCCTTCGTCTAATGCTGCACGAGCAGCGGGCACGGCGAAAGCGGGCCGGATTGCAAAAGCTGCAGCTGGTGATGTCTTCAACCAAAATGTTACGGTTCAAGCGGCGAATCCTGCCCAAGCCGCTAATAACATAATGGTAGAAATGACTCGTCTTCGCCGTCGTCGTTTCGGTTAATCGGTATCCTTTCGCAGATGAAAGTATAGTTGTGTTTGTATTTGGTGCTGCATCGGAGACAGCTCGAATGTTTCTAGATGATATTGTGTCAGCAAATCAAGGACCCCCACTTGTTGATGCTGCTTACGACGAGATGACTGAAAAAGAATTATTTGATGCTTTAGCATGGATAAATGCAGCCATCAGACAAGCCCAAGGCAGTCAATTAAGTGGCAATATAGTAGAAACCCTAGTCGAATGGTACGACGAGGCATTCCAGGCCCTGCTAGAGGTGTCTGACAGCTTTCTGGAAAGAAGCAAGCAAGGCCTTATCCATTCACCTACTGGAGTGCAAGATCGTAAAAAATACTTTGCATTTGTGAAGCTGTATTTGGAATCCTAGCCCAGTTAAGCGATCCCGATGGCGGCGAAACTTTTGGGTATATCTTACACACCTTCCGGTGGATCGCCTGTTTATAACTTTGAAATTGATAACTTTGGCGATAATGCAATGCCAAGGTCATATGTAGGCGAAATTTCTTATGATATGTCAGCTAATGGTACAAATATCTTAGGAGGAGCCGCTTATGCTCAAAAATATCAATGGGTAGTCTCCACGATCATGGAGACGGCAGATGCCTTGAGTTTTGACGCAATGTTTCAAGCGTGGGACACGGATCGCGCTGCAGGGCTTACAGCGGCATGCGGTGTTGTAGATCAAACTTGGGGACCCGATGTAACTACAAGTGTTGTTTTCGTCACTGCTCCAACCTATACAAGGATGGGTCCAAAGTTGACTATGGTTAGCTTTGGGCTGCAGGAGGTCTGAGCATGGCGTACCTTGCACAAAAAACGAGAGCTTCTCAGCTTACGATTGGAGGGACTGACTACACGTCCAGCCTCATTTCTTTTCAGGTAAGCGACACTAGCGCATACAAAAACGGACTGATAATTACAACTGGGCAGGTTGTCCTTGGTCAAAGGCCAGGTCAAGCTGACATTCAGGATTATGACCGTAATGCATTTAGACGTGGCGCTTCCGTAGTTCTTGATATTACCGAGCCAGGAAGCACTCCTTATCGCCACCCTCGTGGACAACTTTATGTAATCAGTGTTTCCTACAGCGTTGAAACAGAGCAATTAATTGTTGAGGTTGGTTGCCGACTTGCGTTGGCCTCATTGACAGATAATGCAAGCACTATTCTGTCATTAGTTCCAATTCCACTAGATCCTGCACAGCAAACGGTGCAAAATGTTGGGGCAAGTTTTGCTTCTGCTGGAATGATTCTTTATCAAAATAATCAAGGCAATTATGTTAGTCGCAAGTTTTTTGGTAATGACGATGACTCTGGTATTGATGCAGGAGAGTGGGTTTCCGTTCTTGGAGAGACCGCTCTAAAGGTTGAGCCGCTAAGTGGAGGCAAAGCTATACCAGATAAAATCAATCTTTCTTATCAAGTACCTCAAGGTGTTATTGCTACTGATAACACAGGACAGGTTGACACCGTAACAGAAGTGTCAAATTATTTCTATGCCTACCCCGTTACGGTTTTTACCAGAAATCCGCCTGAAGATAGCGGCATTGGCGATAGCGTTGATATTCCACCACCTGGAGATGGCAGCCTTGGCGGCTGCGGAAATACGCTAGAGCCGCCAGATACCCCAGCAAACGTTGATCAGAATGTTAGTCTTGCAACACAGTTAGCCATTGCCTGTGACCCGGAATGGACAACAGATTCTGTAAGGGTATATCTTCCAGCAACTCGCACTGCGACTTCTACTACTACATACGGTGGACCTGCTGGACAGGTTTCAAGAATTAGGCAAGAAGTTTACGGCCCTGCTGTTGAGATGCAACCGCAATATTTTGCTGATAAATATGCCTACTGCACTACGACTTATGGCTACAACTGCAACCCTGGGGGCAACTGCTCATACTATGGAACATATAATATCCTGCAATCATATAGCGAAACAATAAATGAATATGATGAATTTGGTAATTTGCGTAAAAGTATTCAAGACAATTATGTGACAAAACTTTCTGCAGCAGTAACCGAAGACTGGAGGTCTGGAATTATTGCTGGTCGCCCCCAAGACTTTCAAAATAATTTTGACAGTCAATACTCGGATTTGTACAGAGAGTCTAGAGTTGTGAATGAATACTCTACGGAAGACCAGGCCAATATTCAGCTCACAACGACATTTCAAAGCATGACAAGTCGTGGTGTTGGAGTGACCGAAGGTCAAAACCTTGATGCCTTGTCGGGAGTCGTAACCAGTGTTCGTAGAAAATCAGTCACAAATATACCAAACGATCTAAGACCTGATATTGTAAATAGCCCTACAACTTCAACGGAGGAATATGAGACTTTACTTCTAATTGCGGATTCTCTTTTTCAGTCTCCACCGACAGAAGCTGGTGAATACATTTTAGACGAATCAATTCCTGTACCGCTGCTCTCCACAAGTCAAAGCCAAGTTGACACTTGGGTTAATGACTATTCAAACTATCTCGTGAGATTTACGAAAGGCGATCTTTATGGCATTAGGATTGCCGAATCAATGCGTAGCGAAATTGTTACTAACTGGTATCCTGGAATGCCGTTCCGTTATGCAGATACTGTTAACAATACTATCGCAGCCTTGAGAATGGATGCATGCGCTTGGGGCGTAACCCAAGAGGAATCAATTGTAGTCACAAATGGCATCTGGAATGGGTTTTCTTCTGGCACGCTTTCTGTTGGAAATAATTTAACCGGCAATTCCACTCCAGTACTTGGCGGATCACCTACCGCACCTCCAGCGGTTGATCCACCACCCAGCATCACAAATGATGTTGTGGGACAGTCCTTTGCATTTGAAATTGATGTTGACCTGTGGTTAACTGCTGACGTTTTAACTTACGGCGCGGATGGAGTAATTCCAATCAATCCTACTGATCTAACTGCAGATGTAGAGCAAGCCATTGTTCCTTACGTTTCAGGAATCATTGTCGCAACAGGTGATCTTCTTGCCCCAACTGGCACAGGAAGCATTCCCTTAGAATTTCTTGGCTCACTTGTAGTTGATAATGCTACAGTAATTGATGCTGATGTATTTGCTGCCTGATAAATGTAGGTATCCTACTGACGATCAGCTTACAGACAGATGACGATTGCCTCAAAGGTTTCTGCCAATGAAGTTGACGATATTTTGCGTGCTCGTTATGTAGATCAATACTTTGAGGCACGTTTGATTGATCTTCCGGCTTACAACTATGATCCAGCCACAGCTGGCTCTGATGCTACGCTTCTTGCTGGTGAAGTTACACTTGGCACTGGAGGCTATCAGCGAGCTGTTATTGGATTCAGTAGCGCTGACGTTGGCAACTACGCAGATGGCGGCGTTGCGCTGGCTCAAAAGGCGACAGTTTTTGCCCATGACGGTGGCGCGACAGCAATTGAATTTAGTCATATTGCGTTGGTCTGGAGCACTGGTAATGCAACAGCTCTTGGTGCGGTAACTGCTGCGCCTGCTTCTGCTGCAACTACTGCTACTGCTTACACAAATATTCCAATTGATAGTACAAGCGGCTCCGGTGTTGGTTTGACAGTAGACCTAGAGGTTACTAATGCAGGTGCGGCTACAACTGATTATGTTCTTACACTCAACAAGCCTGGTTACGGATATGCTGCATCAGATACTTTGACAATCACGAATGGTACCTTGGCTGGGTTAGATCCAACTGTAGGTGCAGGAGACCTTGTATTTTCAGTTAGCACGGTTTATACCCCAACAATTGCGAGTGCGGGAGATTTGTTCACTGCCGCCAAAACAGCAAGTACAGTTAATCTGACCGCTGGAAACGAGGCTGCCTTTTATTGGAATGTTAAACAATTTGGTTTCTATATTTCTGCATCATGAACCT